TAACCTACAACGGAACAAACTGGGTTAATGAGTATGCCCCGACTGTTACATATGCAAGGAACGCTGAAGCAAATGCTTTGAGTATCGGCGAAGTAGTTTATCTATTTGGGGCTGCTGGAGATAGGGCATCAGTAAAAAGGGCATCTAATTCATCAGAGGCAACATCATCCAAAACTGTCGGTGTTGTTTCTGTTGGCGCGGCTTCAGGCGCAAATGTAACAGTTACAACGCTTGGATATGTAAGTGAAATCGCATTGGGTTCATACACTGCTGGTGACGCACTCTGGCTGGGTTCAACTCCCGGAACGTTCACCGTAACGAAGCCAGTTGCTCCTGCTCATACCGTGTTTGTTGGAGTGGTGGCCAGGGCAAACTCCGGAAACGGCATCATGTATGTCAAGTGTCAAAACGGTTACGAGCTAGAAGAAATCCACAACGTAAAAATTAATGGAGTGTCTGACGGTCAATTCTTGCGCTACAACAGTGCATCAACAGTATGGGTTAACGATGCAATCAACCTAGGAACCGACACTGTTGGCAACTATATGTCCGACATTACACAGGGCACTGGCGTAACCATTACTCACACCCCTGGCGAAGGTTCAAACGCAACTATTGCCATTGGTCAGGCAGTAGGCACGAGTGCATCAGTTACTTTCGCAAGTATTAATGCAACTGGCGATTTGGTAGTTGGTGGCGACCTTACGGTAAACGGAACAACCACGACCTTGAATACAGAAACACTTGAGATTGAAGATAACATTATTGTTCTCAATTCGAATGTTTCCGGTTCTCCCTTAACAAATGCTGGAGTTGAGGTTCAACGCGGAACTTCCGATAATGTTTCTATTCGCTGGAATGAAACATCCGACAAGTGGGAAATTACAGAAGATGGTAGCGCATATTTAGAAATTGGAACTACGGCTGACATATCTGCAGCAGCTCTTACGAGCCTTAGCGACCTCCCAGATGTTTCAACCGCATATCAAATTGGTGCGACTGGTCCGGCTGGCGGGATAATTTTCATTACTCCAGATACAATCGGTAACTCTACTGGCAAGTATTTCGAAGTTGCACCATCTGCGTCCCAGGTTCAAAGAAGTTGGGCTACTGGTGGAAACCAATCATCGGCAGTTTCTGGGGCAGACGCAACCGCAATCGGATTTGGGTCTCAAAACACGATAGATATCGTTGCTCAGTCTGGAAATGTTTCCGCAACTAGCGCGGCTGCATACGCATCGGACTATGAATATGGTGGTTTTTCGGACTGGTTCCTTCCATCAACTGATGAGTTGCAAGAGCTGTATGCAGTCGAAGATTTGGACCCGGGCACCATTCCCGGGCTGCTTAGCAGTAATTACTGGAGCTCCACAGAATACAGCGCAACACAAGCTGAATATCAAAATCTGGGTGACGGCGGACAAGGTTTTTCCGCAAAGAGTAACTCACTCTATGTTCGTCCAGTGCGGGCTTTCAACTCCCCTGCGTCGGGGGATTTTTTAAAGTGGAATGGTTCGTATTGGACCAATGACCCCAACCTGCCGACTGTGTCGGTATCTAATTCTTTCCAAGATAATAACTCTGCGAGCATGATATTCACGGGAGTTGAAGTTGATTCCTATGGCCGAGTAACAGGTAGAACTGCAGCTACACACCGTTTGGCGAGCACAAGCGCTCCAGGAATAATCCAGTTTGATGGTGATAAATTTGATTACAGCGATGGTCAATTCACCATCAAAGCAAACGGAATAGAACTTGGTACTGATACAGATGGCAACTATATGGTCAATGTGTCCGCTGGAACAGGAATCGCTGTTTCGCATACACAGGGTGAGGGTTCAACCGCAACGATTTCGACAACTGGTGTTCAGATACTTGGCGCAAAAGCTGGGAACTACACGCTTGCTTCTGGAGATGCTGCCGAAACAATCATCATTATGGACTCGAGCTCGGCTAATGACTTGACTGTTCCACCGGCTTCGAGTGTTGCTTTTGTGACTGGTACGAGCATCACCGTCGTCCAGCGAGGTACTGGCAAGACAAGAATCCTTGCAGGAGCAGGAGTAACGCTCTTGGCAACTCCTGGTCTTTTCCTAAGAGCAAGATACTCTTCATGCACAATAGTCAAAACAGAAAATGCAAACGAGTGGTTTGTTATAGGTGACTTGGCGGCATCGTGATTCCGGGCAATCAAGCCAGTGGTGGAAAGTTTATTGACCCACCAGACTCGATATCTGTTGTACCAAACGCCCTGGGAGGTGCAAGCGACATAGTCGTCAATCACACTGGTTACAAAGGTAAATCTGGGTCAGTTAAATTCAGGGTTACTTCAAATACTGGTGTAAGTTCTGTTTCTGAAGCCACAAGTGGAACGTCTAGGTCCATGTCTATGACTGGATTAAGCAATGGCGTTAGCTACACGTTTTCAGCAGTCACAATTGAGTCTCAGTCTTCTGTCGAATCTTTATCTGCTGTAACTTCATCTTCATCACTTGTTGCAGGAGTTCCAACTGCCCCAGCTCAACCAACTGTTTCTGCTGGCAATGGTCAAGTAACTGTATCGTGGAGCGAACCAGCAAATAACGGTGCAGCTATTACTAGTTATATTGTTTACTGGTCAACATCATCTGCTGCTATTCAAAGTTGGTTAAACTCTGTAAACACTGGTTCTACCTCTACGTCTTATACCGTTACTGGATTAAGCAATGGAACCGCATACTATTTTACAGTTATTGCAGTCAACGCTACTGGTCAGAGTGCAAGGTCAGCTGTTTCAAGTGGAGCAACACCAGTGGTCCCAGGTCCGCCACCACCTCCTCCATGCTCGTGCGATGGTGTAGCAAGAAGACAATACGGTCAGTTTTCACATTTAGACCCAGCCGGTTTTGGTTGGACATGTGACGGAACAACGAGCTACGAGTACTACATATACGGAACTTGTGGTGGAGGAGCTTGCCCTGGTGAAGGTGGGTATAACGGAGCATTAAGAAACGGTGTTTGTGGTTATGTCGCGCCTGCTCCTCCGCCTCCTTCCCCCCCGCCTCCTTCGCCTCCGCCGCCGCCGCCACCACCGCCACCAGCGTGTGAATTTTGTTGCTCCGGCTGTTACAACGACCCCAAGCTAGGACCAATCTGTTGTTAGCAGAAAATTGGATTATGAATACAGTAGGATTTAATTATGAGCAACGCTGAGGAAATTTGGACACCACGAGAACCGACAGAATCAGAATATACATTTGAAGGTTGGTTCAACTGGGAAAATAAATTTGGAGAATTTGGAATTCCTGGATACTTTGATTTCATAGAAAAATTAAAGATTCCACACGTTTTTGGCAACAATAATCCAAAAGATGTTTATTTTACGCTCTACAGACAAGACGGCGACGGCCTGCTTCTAGCGGTAATTCTTAGATACCGTGATGAGTCAGGGGAGCTTCATCCACTTCTAATGCTGGTTCATCCAGACCATCGGGGGAAGGGAATTGCAACTCAAGTGCTTCTTCGCATGGAAGAAAAATTTATCAACGAAGAAGCCCATGTATATGGGTACACGGTAGAGGACTTTCGAGCGCTACCAAGAGCAGAACGAGCCGCTTTGGTTATTCCTCCAAAATGGGACGTACCAACCAATGAGGCTGGAGCAGGTTTTGCAACCCATGCAAGCAAAATTTTTTATACGGTTGAAAAAGATTTCACAGTAGAGCCGTAAAATGTCTGCCTATCAAGAGTGGAAGAAAAAACTTGGATATACACGCCCGTGGGATGTTGTTAACCCAAACATAGAAAAAACCACAGATGAAGAGGCAGAAAGAAGATTTTCGATTTGCCGAGAATGTCCAAGCCTGCTTGCGGTCACCAGCCAGTGCAGAGAATGCGGATGCTTCATGAAGTTAAAGGTGAAGATACAAGAAGCAACGTGCCCCTTGCAAAAGTGGTAGCCCCAACCAGAATGTAAGGGTTTTGCAATGAAGTACATCAACGTAAATGGCGTATGTGTTTACAGGAATGCAATTATCAATCCCTCTGAGATAATAGAAGCCTCTGAGCTGTTAAGCATCTCGAAAGACAGCCGAGGCGATTGGACCAAATCGACAGTAATTGACACCGAGGGGAAGGTCTTTGTTTCTGAAGTAAGGACAAACCAGTTGATGTTCACCCCAACGCCAACTCAAATGGGGGACGAGTCGTCGGCAGAGGTTATGCTGGCGAATAAAATTCACGAATACATCCTTCCTTGTGTCCAAAACTTTGCGGCAAAATTTGGTCTTTCAATCAAGTTCCAATCCACAAATGGATACCAAATACTAAAATATGCAATTGGTGAGCATTATGTATCTCACCTTGATGATGGTGAAAAAACCAGACGCTACGCCTCTGCAGTTGCATACCTAAACGACAATTACGAAGGTGGCGAACTGTATTTTCAGGATTTAAATTTCACATATCAGCCAGTAGCAGGGGATGTTGTAATTTTTCCATCTGGAGCACCATTCAGGCATGAAGCAAAACCAGTAATCAGTGGCATCAAGTACTCAATCGCCAACTGGTGGTAAAAAGCTAGCGAAAAAAACAGATTAGAGCCGATTAAAGACCGTCTTGTGAGATAATTGGCCGTATGCCAATCGTATTCCCTTCATCACCGTCAATAAATGACGAATTTTTTGTTGCAGGTAAATCCTGGAGCTGGAACGGGTTCCGTTGGCAAAGATTTAAATCTGCAATAATTGACGGTGGATTTGCCAATATTGAAATTGACGAGGCAAGCGATTCACAGGTTGCTGACGGAGGCGATGCTTAATGGCGTATAAAAAGATACTTTTCCGTCGTGACCTCGCAGCCACATGGACATCGGTTGACCCAGTACTCTCCGCTGGAGAAATAGGCCTAGAGTCCGACACTGGCAAGATAAAGCTTGGTGATGGGACTAGTTCTTGGACTGAGCTTGATTATTTTTACGGTTCACTAGACAGCACATCATATGTTCAGTCCCTTGTTGCTGGCACAGGCCTAACAATAACCGGAAACTCAGGTTCTGGTTCGACGCCAACAATTTCAATCCCCCAGAGCGTTGCAACAACTGCTTCACCAACATTTGCTCAAGCAACAATTAACAACCTGCCAGTCGATGATAAACATGTCGCAACAAAAGCCTATGTTGACGGAATAGCAGCGTCAATTAACTGGCATGAATTTGCCACACTTGCCACTGATGCAGCTTTGCCAAACAACCCGACCTATGACAACAGCATTGATGGAATTGGGGCAACTCTAACTGCTGGAGCAAATGCGCGACTTGTCGTGGATGGAACTAATGCTTCAACTGGAAATAGAATTCTTGTAAAAAATCAAGCAAACGCTGTCCATAACGGAGTTTACGATGTAACAACTCAGGGAAGCGTCTCCGTTCCGTGGGTGCTTACTCGTTCTGATGACTTTGATGGTAGTACTCATTTCGCAACTCCACACGCAGGAGACGCATTATACGTCTCGACTGGTTCGGCAAATGCAAATCAAGGATTTCTTGTATTTACTTCTGGCACCGGAACCGATGGCGAACATGTTATTGGAACAGACGCAATATCATTTACACAATTTTCCGGAACAGCACCAATTCTCGCAGGAACTGGTATTACAAAATTTGGAAATCAGCTTTCAATTGGTCAGGATGTCGCACCAAGCGCAAGCGTTGTTTTTGCAGGAATTACTGGCTATTTAAATGGGATTGCCGAACAGGCAAATGCACTTACCCAGCCAGTGTTTATTGGAACAAAACTGTTTGATGGTTCGGCAAGCATAAGTCTTGGAGTCGAAGACATAACAGGCCTCCAAGCAACGACGTCAGACCTGAACAAGCTATTTGAATTAACAACGACCAAACTCCAGCTCGATTACCTCAGTAGCGCGAGCGCAAATATTCAAGACCAAATAAACGATAAAGCAGACTTGCTTAATCCGACTTTCTTTGAAGATATAACCGCCAATAGCAATATATATGCCTCCGAATTTCACGGAAATCTAATCGGCACACATACCGGAAATGTTGTTGGTGATTTAACAGGAACGGTTTTTGGGGCGTTCGACGGTAGTGCCAGTGGTGGTTTCTATGGAACATTAACCGGAGATGTTATCGGACCACTGGTCGGACAGACTACTGGTTTACATGTTGGAGACGTAACCGGAAACCTAACAGGAAATGTCATCGGAGATGTTACTGGAAGCGTTAGCGGAAACCTTCTTGGAAACGTAACAGGAAACGTTTTAGGAAACGTAACAGGAAATTTGATTGGAAATGTGACTGGCTCTGTGGACGGAAGCATATCCGGAAACGCCGCAACAGTTTCTTCAATATCCAATCATGGTATAGACGGCCTTTCGGACGTCACTGCACCAACGCCAACTGCTAATCAATTCCTGAAATACAATGGAACAGCTTGGGTTCCTGATTTAGTTGACCTCAATACCGATACGAGCGGAAACTATGTTGCCTCGGTTATAGCCGGAACTGGCGTGTCGCTGACAAACGGCGTCGCACAGGAAGCAGGAACACCAACTATAAGTATTGGTCAATCTGTTGGCTCTGGTGATTCTCCGCAGTTTGCTGGCCTTTCAATAGGCAATACAAACCTAACCGTCAACGGAAACCTTACCTATAACGCTGGAACCAATCTTGCCACCGTGAATACTCTTTCCGAGCACGGCCTTTATGTCGGAGCAAGGATTACGGTTTCTGGAGCGACACAAGAAGGCTACAACGGCAGCTTTACTGTTGCTCAAGTAACATCTGCATACCAGTTTAGATACACCCCAGTAGAGACTCCGTCTTCTGCGATTTCATCTGGAAGCCCGGAAGTCAAATTTGGCGGAGGCATTACTTTTGAAGGCTCAACGCCAGACGAATTTGAAACAGTAATCACATTTGCAAACCCAACAGCAGACAGGGTTATATCTTTCCCAGATGCAACAACGACTCTTGTCGGTACTAATACCACGGATACGTTAACAAACAAAACTTTAACTAGCCCAGTTATTACTGGTGTATCGCCAATTCTGACGCTTTCTGGTGATGTTTCTGGTTCGGTGACTTTCACCGACCTTGGCAATGCGACAATGTCGACAGCGATTCAACCAAACTCCGTAGTAATGGGAACCGACACAACTGGCAACTATGTAGCCAATCTGGTTGCTGGAACAGGTATAACGATTACGGACAACTCTGGTGAATCTGCCACTCCAACAATTTCCATTGGGCAAGCTGTCGGTACTAGTGCATCCGTGCAATTCGACACACTTGTCGTAACTAACCTTTTTGCAACAAACCAGGAAGTAACTAATCAAGCATCCCTAAATGTTGCCAGCGGCGAGATTGTTCTTAATGCTGGCACGGTTGGCGCTCCAACTCTTAACGGAGCAATAAAAATTGACAGAGGTTCAAGCGCAAGCGTTGAAATTAGATGGAACGAAACGCTGGATAGATGGGAATCCACCAGAGATGGAAGCACCTATAAAATAATTGACGAGGGCGCAAAAATGACGCTGGGGACTACCCCTCCAGCAGCCCCAGACGATGGGGACTTCTGGTTTGAGACGGACTCGGCTATAACGTTTGTTTATTACGATTCCTACTGGATTGAAATTGGCGCTTCTGGAATTGGTGCTGTCATTGGGTCTAGCTCTCCAGAAAATCCGGCCAACGGACAGTTCTGGTTTAAAAACACGACAAACGAAGTATTTGTGTATTACAACGGTTCATGGGTGCTTGTATCTCGCTCGACTAGCACCGACGACGTCAACGTAGCGTCTATCATGGGAGCGTTCTAAATGACTGGAGCAATAAATGGCTAATACAGCTAAGGTCCTATTCAGGGGCGCTGCAACTGTTTACACTACCCCGGCGACAACGCTGTACACCGTGCCGTCCCTGACGACCACTGTAGTAACTAATGTTGTTGTGGCCAATAACGCCGTAGCTGGAGGAACATACTCGCTCAATCTCGACGGAATTCCTCTTGTTCCAACCTTGGAGATACCAGGAAATTCGGTTATTTCGCTTGACCTAAAGCAGGTTCTTACGGCTGGCGACACAATTACTGGAAATGCAAACTCAACTGATATTAAATTTCACATCAGCGGGATGGAGATAGCGTAATGGGTCTTAATCAAATACCTCCTGGCTTGACGCCGATTACTCCAGAGGAAGTGCTGTACGACCCAGTACAGAAGCTCCGCGTATCCCAGCCACAGTCACTAATTGACACCGACTTTGAATACGGAACTCAAATTTCAAAGTGGGAAAACCTAACGACAGTAGGTGCGCGCCCGTTTATTTATGACTCGTCAAGTCCGGTAACAACAATTACTGCGATTACGATGAATACATCGTCGAGAACAGTTACCGTTTCACTCACCGACACAACCGGACTTGCTGTTGGGACACCAATTACCGTCAGGGATACGCAGCTATCGATTGCTAACGGTGCCTACCTTATTGAGTCTGTAACCACCAACACGTCATTTACCTATACAGGTAAAGCTGTCAATACTGGAGCACTGACATCAATTTTTGATGCAAACAAAACTGCAATTTTTACTGGTGTTATTTTTACAAACGCAAAAATTGGTGGAGCTCCAACTGTTTCATATTCTGGAACAGCTGTTACGGTGACAACAACAATCCCGCATGGTCTTTCGATAGGCAACGAAGTTGCTGTAACAGGAATTACAACATCTGGCTCAAATCCTCCAAACGGTGCGAACTTTGTTTCAAGAATTATAAGCTCAACACAGTTTGTTTATCATGCACCAGTTGCTCCAACTGGAACATTGACTGCATCGTCGGCATCTGTATATGTGGCTCCATCGGGCAACTTCCTGCACAGACCTTTTGATGGTGGAGTTATCTTCTCAAATAATGGAACTTCAAACTACGAACTAGCCACACGTCAAACACGTCGTTACTTCCGTTATCAGTCAGGAAAGGGAATCCAGATGTCATCTGGAACGCTCCTTAAACCAGACCTTCAGCTGGACCAACTCAACTACAACTCATCAACAAACTTGGTAACTGTGCAAACTAAAGAGAAGCACAACCTCTACCCAGGCTCGACAATAACTATTTTTGGCGCCAATGAGGCAATCTTTAACGGTACAACAACCGTTTATACGATTACTGGGTACAATACATTTACGTATACTCCAGCAACTTCGTCTGGAACGAACGTTCTTGCTTCTGGTCCTTATTACATTACCGTTGCAGGTTGGTATGGAAACGTAAACAGAATTGGTTTGTTTGACGACCAAAACGGAGTGTTCTTTGAATTTGACGGGCAAACGTTGTGGGCCGTAAAACGTTCATCAACATTCCAGATTTCTGGTAAGTCATCATTCACAAATGGCTCATGCACCGTGACTCAAACAAACGCAGCGTTCCCAACGAGATATGCTGGTCAGCTTGAAATCGGAGATTACATTGTTGCTCGAGGCATGTCATACAGGGTTACAGATATCGCAAGTAATACATCATTGACCATTAGTCCTGCATGGCGTGGCACTTCATCAACAATGGTTTCAGTATCTAAGACCGTTGATACAAAGTATCCTCAGGCCGAATGGAATCTTGATAAGTTCGACGGAACGGGAGCTTCCGGCTACAACGTTGACCTTTCAAGAATGCAGATGTTCTACATTGACTATTCGTGGTATGGTGCTGGTTTTATTCGCTGGGGCATGCGGGCAAAAGACGGAAAAGTAACGTACGCCCATAAAATAGTTAATAACAATACAAACGCTGAAGCGTATATGCGCTCTGGAAACCTTCCAGCAAGATACGAAAGTCTTAGTCAGCCACCACACACTCAGCTAACCGGAACATTATCCGATTCTGAAACAACGACCATGAATGTTGGCAGTACGACTGGATTTCCAAGTGCCGGCACATTGTGTGTATTCAATACGGCAACTGGTTATGAATTTATTAACTACACAGGAAAGACTGCTACAACGTTCACTGGTCTAACAAGACAGCAAACAGGAAACGCTTCCCTTGCCATAACAATTGCGGCTGGAGCCAACGACGGAACAGTGGCTTCCAACTCCGGATTACAAGTTGGTCAGAGAGTTACTGGAACAGACGTGCCTGATGGTACGTTTATTCAGCAAATTTCTGGAAACAATATCAAACTGAGCGCGGCAGTAACTGGCGCGAACCCAACAGTAAGCGCAATTCCGATGGGTACAAATGCGGCACTTGCATTCACATACTCAGCATCAAATCCAGTGGGCGTTGAGTTGGCATTCCCAACTTATGCTCCTTCCATTTCTCACTGGGGAACCTCAGCGATTATGGACGGAAGATTTGATGACGACAAATCGCTCGTGTTTACATATGGCCAGACAACCGGTATCGCGATTGCGTCTGGCGCAACAAAAGCACTATTGGCTATACGTGTGTCACCGTCGGCAGATAATGGAACATCGTCTGCTTTCGGTGAGCGTGAGCTGGTGAACAGAATGCAACTCGTACTCCGCAACCTGGACGTAACGACAACTTCAAGTACGTCAAACCTTCTAATCACGGCGATTCTCAACGGAGTTCCGACCGTTTCAAGAACATGGTCAAAACCGACCACAGTTACCTCGAGCTTGGCTCAAATTGCAGATTATTCCGCAGTTGATGCTCAAGTGAGCGGTGGTGAAGTTACTGGCGGTTTCTTCACTGGTGGTATTGGTGGCGTTCAGATTAGCCTTGAGGACGTTCGTGACCTTGGCAACTCTGTTCTTGGTGGCGGTACGACATCAACAACAACAGGTATATATCCAGACGGACCAGACACGCTGCATATTGTTGCTAGAAACATCGGTTCGGCATCAGCAACCGTGTTTGCCCGTCTATCTTGGACGGAAGCACAGGCCTAAACATGCCAGCAATTGACTTTCCATCAGGTGCACAATCAGGCGACCTTCACGTAAGTTCGGGTAAGACCTGGACCTTCAACGGTTCTGGTTGGGTTCTTGTAACAATCCCATCAGCAATGTTTTCTTCGGGCGCTGTTGCTGGTTCGTCTCTAACCGAGGATTCTGTTCCTCTCAACAGACTTGTGGACAGTGACCCTGGCAAGATTGTTATGTACAACTCATCCGGTGTTGCCACCTCAACAACCATATCTGGCGATGTATCAATGACTAGCTCTGGTGTTTTGACAATTGACAATGATGTTATTAGCGATACTCATATTGCCAACGGCGCAGAAATCAACCCAGAAAAAATTGCTGGAACAGCGGTTGTTCTAACCGACCAAGCGGTCATTACTTCGTACATGATTGAAGATGGAACCATCGTCGACGGAGACATATCCTCAGATGCCGGAATAGGTCGAAACAAATTGGCCGAACCATTGACAAATGCTCAAGCAGCCAGCTACACGCTTGTTCTTTCGGATAGAAATAAGATTATCGAGATGAACGTTGCCACAGCTAATACTTTGACAGTCCCCCCTGATTCATCGGTGTTTTTTGCAACTGGAACGCATATCACGGTTATTCAAACAGGGGCAGGTCAGTGCACTGTTACGCAGGGTTCAGGGGTGACCATTAACGCAACACCTGGACGCAAAATGCGAGCGCAGTGGTCAGGTGCTACGCTGATAAAAAGAGCAGCTGACACCTGGGTGCTCATCGGAGACCTTTCGGCATAAACCATGGAAGCAATAAAAGACAGTGGTGGGAAAAAGCCAACTACGCCAACCAACGTCACAGCGACGAATACCGGCGTGGGCACTGTGGCTTCAATATCTTTTACGCCGTCTGAGTATATAGGTAAAGATGCAATAACCTATACCGCTACATCAAACCCGGGAAGCATTAGCGCCTCCGCCTCAAGTTCGCCAATAACAGTAACTGGTCTTACTGCTGGTACGAGCTATACATTCTCTCTTGTTGCAACAACAAATTATGGCGTTCCATCAGATTCTGTTTCCACATCATCTGTTGCAATCGGCCAAAACCCAGGTGCTCCTACAATCGGAACTGCATCAATCGTTGCAAACACAGATAGAGCTATAGACGTTGCTTATACGGCTGGTGCAGCTGGTACTGGAGCGACAACGTTTACGGCAACATCTTCGCCGGAAGGAATTACCGCAACTGGCTCCAGTCCCATTAGAGTGACTGGCCTAACTGCTGGAACCTCTTACACATTTACTGTTACCGCATCAAACTTGTTCGGTGCAGCAACTTCTGCTGCATCAAACTCAGTAGTTGCCGGGAACAAACCAACTGCCCCAGCAATAGGCACCGCTGTAATTGTTCAAAACGTAGATAGGGCGATTGATGTTCCATTCACACCAGGCGCGACTGGAACTGGTTCTCCCACATACACAGTAACAACGAGTCCTGGGGCATTGACCTTTACCGGAACAAGCCCAATTAGGGCTACGGGTTTAACCGCAGGTCAAGCATATACATTTACCGTTACCGCATCTTCTGTGTATGGTTCAGCAACTTCTGCTGCGTCAAACTCGGTGACGGCAGGAAACAGGCCGGGTGCACCAACTGGGGTATCTGGTGCTGCAGGAAACGCTCAAGTGACTGTCTCATTTACTGCAGGAGCTGCGGGAACTGGTTCCACAACATTCACTGCAATTTCATCGCCAGGAAACGTTCAGGCCTCTGGAACTTCTCCTATTACCGTTACAGGTCTTACCAACGGTACTGCCTATACATTCACCGTAAGAGCAACCAATAGCTACGGATTCCAGACCTCTGCTTCGTCTGGTTCAGTAAGCCCGGTAGCTCCTCCATATTTCCCTCCATATTTCCCTCCATACTTTCCTCCATTTTTCCCGCCATTTTTCCCGCCTTTCTTCCCACCGTTCTTCCCACCTTTCTTCCCGCCATTTTTCCCACCTTTCTTCCCGCCGTTTTTCCCACCAGGGTTTAAGTGATGGACTGCGAAATACAAGAAGCGCCAATTGCGGAAAATGATTGGAGTGACACGGTTCTTCCGTTTTCCATATATGACATTAATTTGTCGTCAGCTGATGGAAAATCATCAGACATTCTAAAAAACCGCAAGGGAAAAGTTACTCTTATTTTTAATGTGTCGGCTGGATGTGGGAATATTCCACAACACTCCGTAATCGAAGAATTAAATCAAAAATACAAAAACGAAGATGATTTTGATATTCTTGCGGTTGTTGTTGATGATTTTGTTTGCCACGGATATCCCGAATTTCAAGAAGGTCTCCAGGCGTACTTGGATAAAAATGAACTAGATATCACGCCGGGCCAATTGTCTGAACAGTACGCGAAAGAGCATTTTGGTGTTACGTATCAATTTTCTGAATTAACAAATGGAAGATTTGATAAACATACCTACGATGAGAATTTTGTTCCAGGAAAAATTAAAATGCAAGAACAGCACGACCTGTGGTGGTACTTAACTGGAGCATACAAAGCAGACCTCCAGCCAAACGGAGTGCCATACCATTATGAGGAAATACCTTGGTCTTTCTCGAATGAGCTAACACCAGATGGTTACGCAAAAGTTGATACAGGAAAACGTGGGTTTTATCCTCTCCGAGGCAATTTTGAAAAGTTCCTTATCGATAGAGATGGAATAAGAATCAAGCGTTATGCAAATGGATTTTTGCTTGGGGAGAGAAATCCAGACGGAGAAATGTTTCCATGGCTTGAAGAAAGATATGATGAAAATGGACGTCGTTACTACAAGCCAAAAACTGAACACGTAGAAGAACCTGGCCACATCTCGTACTCAAAAACTGGTACCGCTTGGCCAAATATCACCCAGAGAAAAGGCATAGATTTTTCGTTGCAGCTCATAAGCGCTGATATAGACGAGTTTTTGCAAAATAGATAAGGTTGTAGCCATGAGAGCTGCAGCTGCCGACAAATCAAACATAGTTGTAGTAGAAAATTTTATGACGCCCGAACACGTCGAACTTGCATATCGCTATTGCTATTCAATCAATGAGTGGGAGTCATGGTCAAAGGGCGGTAATGACAAGATATCCACATACAAAAAAATGCAGAAGGATAACCCCGAACTCTATGAAATAATGCAATCATACGTTGATGACGTAAAGAAAATGATTGAGTTTAAATTTGGGAGAATCCTAGAGACAGCAAGACCGGGCATACGAAGATGGGACTCTGGGGAGAGTCAAGGTCTTCACGCGGATGGCGAAGACCTAGACGGCACGCCAAACGGAACATACATAGTTGATTACGGTTCCGTAATTTATATAAATCAGAATTACACAGGTGGGGAAATATATTTTCCGCAACACGGACTTGAACTAAAACCAAAAGAGGGTTCTTTGATATTTTTTCCATCCAGCAGTTATTACCTCCATGGCGTAAGGCCAGTGATAGAAGGAGTTAGGTATACATCTCCCCACTTCTGGGTTCCAGAAAAACACAGGAAATTAATAGAGATGGCCCAAAATGGGTAATCTTTATCATCTGCATATACCGCGCACATCTGGGACCGGAATACTTTACGCAATACATAAATCGTTTGAACTGGATAGATATAAAAAGGGTCTTGATAAATATGAAAACCAAACCCCTGGGATTTTTGAATTTTCATATAATCACACAACAATGAGCGAATGGCCCACAATTAGTGGTCATTTTGCAATCAATCCAATTTTACACAACGACAGCAGCCTGGAGACGTTCTCCGTTATAAGGGAGCCGGTAGACCATTTTGTCAGCATTGCTGCATACAGGGCCATGTCGTCCCGAAGGGAATTTACAAACGAAATTCTTGACAAGTTCTTAGACGGAAAATACGAAACAATTTTTGGATGTAAATTGTTTTCATCTGACGGAAATTTGCAAACCAAGATGCTTACGTGCAGGATGGTTGAAATCAATGCAGTCTTAGATGTTGGGGATGAATCACCAGGGGTTAGTATTCAGCCTAATGGTGCATGGTTTGTCGAGTCCGATTTACCTACTGGAGAAAAAGAACTAATAGACAGAATTAAAGACATTACAATTTTTGAAATGAACGAGCGAATGGCCGTAGAAAAATATTTGACTTATCAATTTAAGGATAAATTCAATGTTGAATTTGTAGGGTTGGGTTTAGAAAAAATGAACTCATCGGTCCGAGCTGGAATAAAACCGAGCCCGTCACAAAAAAAGGAAATACTTGAAAGAAGCAAATTGGATGTTATGTTGTATGAATATATAACGTCCCAAAGGAAATCACATGGAAATGATTGATATCGATTCACCCTGGAAGATAAAACCTGGGCATTTTGGCAGCGGACCAGAGAACATCCACATAATTGAAAATTTTATCGAACTAGAAGACTTGCTCTTAGTTCAGAAATTTTGCCCAACAATAAATAAATGGAACAACACAGCCGAAAGCGTTTATGCGGAAGATGGAACATGTTTGTATAACGCAGAATACTGGAACGACAGGCAGTGCAGTTCTGAAATTTTAAAGGAGCTGAACTCGGAGGTTTATGAAATTGTTGATAAATACATCTACAAAATGAAGAACCTCATCGAAGAGCTTTTTCAGGTTTCTGTTTCAGTGCGCCCTCCGGTGATAATGAAATGGCGGGCAGGCATAGAGCAGCGCCCCCATGCCGATAAGCAACTAAATGACGGAAGACCAAACGCCTTCACGGATTACGACATCAATTCATTGTTCTATTACAATGACGACTTTGAGGGTGGCGATTTGTATTACCCACAGCACGGGATTACCGTTAGACCAAAACCCGGCTTGGCAGTGATACATCCTGGTGATGTTGGGTACTTACACGGGGTAAGCATGGTTGAATCTGGGGAGAGATATACGACCCCATCGTTCTATACTGTTGTGGATGAATAGAGTAGACAAAGTACATATCATAGATTCGCTTTTTGAAGATACGACTATTTCCAAAATATTGTCGGCGGCAGTAAAAATTGGCGAAAGTATTGGAATTGACAGACTACTGACAGAAGATTTTGAAGCCGCCGAGTCATTGATATTTGCATCATGGGTTGTCATGGCAGCCGCAGAGAAAAAATATGACATTGAACTTGAGCATAGAATGCCCGGAATTTTTGTCAGCAAATCTGGACTTCATGTCCCAACACTGCACGCAGACAGGCAGAATTTGGATGGCTCACCAAAGCTTGGGTGTGAGGACTTTGATGTGTCTGCGGTTCTGTATTTGAACCAAGAATTCAATGGGGGGGAACTTGTTTTTGCCGATACGGGCAATACCGTGAAGCCATCCCCAGGCCGGGTTGTAATTTATGGTGGCGGTATTGAATTTGCTCATTATGTAGATAATGTATACGGAGGGGATAGGTGGGCATGCCCAATGTGGTTTTCTATGAAACATAAACAAAAAAGGAGCAACCAATATGGTAAGAAATATCGAGGTTGAGTTTATTGGAGACCCGAGATTGGCAATAATCGTCTATCGCAATGCGCTCCCACGGGAATTGAACATACCGGAGAGAATTGAAGAGGCGATTGGGTCCAGTGAAACCGCGCCATATATGTGGATGGATGCACTCGTTGGCGACCAACAAAAAATGCCAGAATACAGAGACTGCGTTGATTGTAAATTGGGAGATGCCCATATAGCAAACTTGCCACAAGAATTTTCTGGACTTCGCTCAGTATACGAAGATACCGTTGAAATACTAACGGCATGTCTTAACGACTATCAGCAAAGATTTAACATCAAAATGGATTATCGTGAAGCCATAAATTATGTGCGATATAAGCCTGGTCAGCACTTCAACGTTCACACAGACCATGGATTTTCTTA